GGCCCCGATAGACTAGAAGCATGAGCAGAAGACCCCCGCCACGCCGACCTCCGAAGTTTTCTTTAGCCACCCCAGAGGAGTTGTTTTTCGGGCACAGCCCCGACATTGACTTGTTTGTCGGCGACAAGGCCGATAAGATAGACATTAAGAAAACCAAGCGGTTGTTAAACAACGCTAAAGAGACCTTCTGAGGAGGAGGAATGGAAACAACAGCCAAGGCCGAAGACCTCGGCATCCGCCAGGGTGAGCGGGTCATCTTCGTCAGCAAGACGGGCCGTCCGCACGAGTGCACAGTGATAGCCGTCGACGATAATAATCATCGTATCGCCCTCACCGGCCCCGACAACCAGACAATGTGGTACGGCTCACAAGCATTACCAGCCCTCAAAAATCTCAAGGGTGCCACCGTCGGCCACCTGGTGACAAAAGAACTATGCGCCGCCACCGACGCGGATTTCAAACGTCTGGCAGACAAGACCGGCGGTGATCTGCTCGACACCCTTATTGCTTTCGACAACCAGCACAGGGGTTTCGACATCAGCCATGAACAACTAAAGCAGCTGCGCGTGAAATTCCATGCGTATGCCTCGTTGATGTCGATGCGTCACCGCTGCCGTAGCATTGGTGTCGTAACCAAACCAAGCCCCTGCGCTATCTGACAAGCTCAAACCAACTCAAACCCTAGAAAGAGGACCAATGAGTATATTCTTCGACCGGGAAACCGCCGGTAAACTGGCACAGGCACGCTGGGACGCGGGTTTCCCCGAAACCCTGCCACCAGGCCAGCACGCTCCGCGTAAACTCGTGGACGACATCATCCAAAACGGCTCCGTAACAATGGAGGTGTCCGTCCGCCTCAAAGACATTGAAATGCCGTACAACGATCTCCGCGCCGCCATTGAGGCCGCGCTGGTCGGCCCGTACCTGGAGTTCACGGACCCCAACACAACCGCGGACGACTGTACCCGCCCCGCTGAAATCAGCGCCGACAGCCTGCGCAAAGCTCTGGAGCTGGATCGCGTCAAATTCGACATGCTGTCGGAGATACAAGACATCCGCTCGTTGCAGAAACAAGCCACAACCCAGAACGCCCTACAATATGTGGCGGACCGCACCCAGGCACTGAACAAGAAAATCGAGAAAGCAGGTTTAAGCTATGACTCACCGTCTTAACTCAGCACAACAGCACCCCGGCCGTTTTAAAGGCCACGGCTACCAGCCGC